GAAGGGCGGAAAGAAGGGGAAATAAGTTGGCCACAGACTACGCATCCCTGAAAACCGAAATTGCGGATTTCCTGAACCGTACCGACCTGACCTCGGTGGTCGATACCTTCATCGACTTGTGTGAAGCAGAAATGCAGCGCGAGTTGAAACTGCTGACATTCGAGGTCGATACGACACTCACCGTAACGGCTGGAGTCGCCACCCTCCCTACAGGGTTCATCGGGGCCAGATCGGTGACGTGGCTCTCAAGCCCTCCACGACCTTTGACCTACGTGACTCCAGATGCTTTTGAGCGCTGGGAGTCCAACAGTCCGAGCCTGGTTTCGTACTACACCATAAGCGGAACAACCATGAGGTTCAGCGATGGAGGGACGGGAACCGCAAGAGTAACAGGGTATGCAAGGTTCACTCCGCTAAGCGGGGCAGCGACAACGAACGCGATCATCACAAATCATCCTGCTGCTTACCTATACGGAAGTTTGGAGCATGCCTCAGTGTATGTAAAAGACTTCGAGGGGGCAGCAGGATACAAAGCCAAGTTCAACGAGGAACTGGCCTCTGTAAAGCGAGACAACACGGAAACCAAGTACGCAGGCGCAACACTAGCAGTAAGGGTAGCATGATGAAGTTCGATCTCTCTCCCCAAGTAGTAGATGGCATTCTTGCAGTCATGCAGGAGGCTCCGGTGCCACACAAGATCGTCAACCCTCTGGTGCAGGAACTTCTCCGCCAGAGCAAGGACGAAGCAATCCAGGCGATGGGCTACCCTATGCCGGCCAAACCCAAACCCACTACGCCGAAGAAGAAACGCGGGCGTCCGGCAAAGGTGGCGAACGGTCATGCGCAGGAAGCCCGAGCGGTGATGTAATGGGTCTGGACGACTGGACTGACGAACAACTCAAGGCGATGTCCTTTGAGGACATTCGTCGATTGCGCGAGTTGTTTCCTGACAAAGCAGCCCAGAACCGTCTAGCCCCGTTCGACAGGTCTTCCTACGTCCTGGACCAGATGAGGTCTTTCGGGCCTCAAGCGGGCCTGTTAGGTCTTGGGTCACCGTTGTTCGAACTGCTCAAAGCACTCCCCGGGACAAACAACATGGGGTCCAGAAGCGATCCGTCGATGGCTAATGCCATGGCTGGTATCAGTGCTTTTGGACAGGGACTGAACGAGTGGAATCAGTCCAAGGTGACGAACAAGGTAAAGCCTCCCGTGTCAGACGCGTGGGGGCAAGGTGTTGAAAGCCTAAGTCCGCTGGAAGCAAAGCAACGAGCCTTTATTGGAAAACTGAGAAGCGCGAGCCCGGAAGATCAAAGGCAGTTTATTGCTGAATTTTTGAGCACAGGCGTTCCTGATAGTGAGGTTCAATATCCATCTCCCGCATATCCGGAGAGTCAGGCCGCTGTCATGGATATGGTCAGGCAACAACGCGCCAAGGCTAGAAACCTTCTCGGGATGCCGCTATGACCATGACTCGCTTCATAGGGTTTGCTCCTGACATTCCGAAAGACACCCCGGGTGTAATCATCGACTGCACTCAGTTGATAAGCAACGAGCATGCAATGGCTGCTGCTCCTGCGACTGCGGCTCCTACTGGACTGGTAGCGGTAACCGCAGCAGTCAGGGGGGCAGCTACGGTTACGAGTACCACCGGGACACGTTATACCTACGCTGGGACACAAACCGATCTGTACCAAGAAAACGGGACGACTTGGACCGACGTAGGAGCTTCCAGCTTATCGGGTTCGAGTGAGAACCGGTGGAGTTTTGCCCAGTTCGGGAATGCGACTTTAGCCTCCAACAACACCCAGAAGATACAAGCCGCTACTGGAGGCAACTTCACTGAGATAGCCACTGCTCCCGTAGCTGAATTCATTGTCGGAGCGAAGGACTTCGTACTGGCGTTCAACACGAACGAAGGGACGTTTGGAGATCAACCCGATAGATGGTGGAGTTCTTCGTTCCAGGATCACAGTCTATGGACTCCTGATGCGGCAGTTCAATGTGTGTCGGGTAGGTTGATAGGAGCCGGAGGGGCTCTGACGGCAGCAGCAATGCTCGGGCAAACCTGTATCGCCTACAAACTCAGACAGATGTTCCAAGGTCAGTATGTAGGCCCTCCGGTTGTTTGGCAGTGGGATTCGATCATCGGTGAACAAGGCTGTGTAGGCCCTGAAGCCGTTACAGACATCGGTGGGGCTCATGTCTTTGTCGGTGAGGACAACATCTGGATATACGACGGGACCAGAGCCGTACCGATTGCTGGAGACATCCGACAGTGGTTCTACACCGAACTCAGTTCTACATGGCAGGGTAGAACGATTGTTGCCTGGGAGAGGAAGAACAACAGGATATGGATTTTCTATCCGAATGCGAGTTCAACCGGGAATCCCAACGCGGCAGTTGTCTACCACCTGAAGACCAAGAGATGGGGTCGAGCGAATCGAACCATCGAAGCGGCGTTAGCGAACTACAAGTCGGCCGGGGTAACGTGGGACACGCTTAGTGGGGTGTCAGCTACTTGGGACGGACTTCCTGATATTCCGTGGGACTCGTCATTCTGGCAGGCAGGGAGTCTCTCGTTTTCCATCTTCGACACCTCGCACAAACTTCAATCCCTGATCGGGTCGGGTGAAGACTGCACTTTGACGACTGGGGACGTTGGGGACGACATTGGAGTCTCCAGTGTCAATCAAGTAGTTCTCAGGTTCGATACGGCTCCGGTAAGCGGAACGATCTCCGGGCAAATCCGGGACGAACTAGGCGGGAGTCAAAGCACTGGAGGAAGTGGAACGTACTCGAACGAGAAGTTCGACATCCGGCAAACCGCCAGATGGCATAGATTCGCCATCAGCATGACAGGTGATGTAGAGGTTGCAGGGATGGATGTTCGAGCAGTCAAAGCAGGCAAGCGGTGAAGCTACCCGAAGTCAATCAGTTCACCGAAGGGAGGTTCTTACAGTCTCTCTACGACCTGATTCCGTTGATCTGCCGGAGGGTAAACACGCTGGATGCTTCTGTCCCTCAGAACGTATTCCTTCGGGCAGACATCACAAACAACAACGGCGTTGCCAACACCATCGCGGACGTAACTGGGCTGACGTTCCTTGCAACTGCGGCAGAGGTCTACTGGTTCGAGGCAACGATTCCCTATACGTCAGCAGCAACGACTACTGGAAGCAGATGGTCGGTAAACGGACCAGCGGCCCCTACAAGGCTGAATTACACCAGCAAGTACACGATTGACGCGACGACTGAAACCACTAACTTCGCCACTGCGTATGACATCCCGGCTGCTTCCAATGCAAGTAGTCTGACGGCAGGAAACGTAGCCACGATCACAGGATTCATTCAACCCTCTACGACCGGGATGGTGACTATCCGGTTTGCCTCGGAAGTAGCGGGTAGTGCGATCATTGCCAAGATCGGAGCAGTATTGAGATGGCAGAGGGTGTTTTGACTTAGAATAGAGCGGTACGCGCTACGGCGCAATTACGGGTATCGGGATCGAGCTGCGGCGAAGTCGCTAACGGCTATCTCCTATGGGCCTGCGTTACCGCGCAACCAAGGGGAATCAAGTGGCAGTAGATACCACCACAAGCACGAGCGGGCCTCCTGATTGGATGATCCCGTACTACAAGGACTATCTGAGCCGGTCACAACAGACCGCAGATATGCCCTACAACCCCTATCAGGGGCAGACTGTCGCGCAGATGAACCCCTACCAAACAGGGGCACTGGACGCCACAGCGACAAGAGCCATGCAGGGCTCACCCGTCACGAATGCGGCCAGTGGCGAGCTTCAGAAGACCCTTGGCGGGGACTATCTGCAACAGGGGAATCCGTACCTCACCAACGTCATCGACAAGACGCTTGGTGACGTAACCCGGAACTACAACAACGTCATCCGTCCTCAACAGGATGCACTGATGGCTCGTTCAGGTTCGTTCGGGAACTCCGGTGTTCAGTCCACCATCAACGATCAAGTCTACGGGCTCGCTGGTCAACTCGGTGGGATTTCGAGCCAGATGCGGTACGGGGATTACAACAACGAGCGCAACCGCATGCAAGGTGCCGTAGGAATGGCTCCGCAGATTGCGAACCAGGACTACATGGACGCCAATGCACTCAATCAAGCCGGGGCTCAATATCAAGGCCAGGAACAAGCGAACCTATCGGATCAATATCGAAGATTCCAAGAGGCTCAGAACTATCCCCAGGAACAACTCGGCATCATGGGCAAGGGGTTGGGAATTGGCGGACAAACGGGGACCAATAAAACGACAAGCACACCCGGAACCAATCCGTGGTTACAGCTCCTTGGTGGGGCAGGTAGCCTAGCCTCCCTCTTCGGCTCGTTGGGCGGTGGTGGAGGT